AGGCAACAACTGATCATGTGAAGCATAGTTTATGAACGCCTCGCCTTCGCACTTCTTTATCTTGTGCAGAATTACTGTGCGCTCTTTGCTGAGCGTGCTGTGCGCCTTCCTTGCTTCGGCCTTTGCTTCTTTGCGCTTCTTAATCTCGGCATCGAGTTGTACGTTTATGGCAGCCTTCTTCGCTGGGTCCCTTTCTGCACGTTTACTCGCGGCCAGTTCCATTTCCAGAGGAGAAGGAGTCTCGAAGTCTTGCTTCCAGTGGTCGTATGCGCGTTGAATCGCGGCCTCGTCCAGTTGGTTGTTCTTGTGCCCGACGATAGGCATAAAGCCCTCGTCGAGGATACGAATTTGCTCCGCTCTCTCTGCCAGTGTTTTCTTTACGCGTGCCAGCCACTTCTCGTCGTCGAGGTTCTGCCCATAGATGTGCATCTCTGTGTAGGTGCCTAGGGCGTCGTTCTCAATCTCTGCTGTGGTCAGGAGTTGATCGACCGTCATCTGGTTGACCTGCGCCTGACGGAGAGCTAAAGGCATACGCACGTCGAATGCAGCGTATTCGATTTGGCTCTGCTCCAGCGCAGAACTCATGTCAAACGTTTTCTGCTGCGTCTTGTCCACGCGCCTGTTGAAGTAACGAGCCGTCAGCGCAACCATGCTGAACTCGGTCATCTTCTTCAACGGGATTGTCCCGGCGCGTATCACACGTTCTGCCAGATCAGTTGAATAGAGATGCCAGATGCGTCGTCCGAAGTTCCAGAAGAACACTTCGTATTCGAACGACAGGTTCTGCCCAATCTTCAGCCACTTGTTGGTGCAGATGATCGGATCAAGGCGCTTGAAGATGGCGTCGTACGTGTTGCCGCAGAATTTTCCGTAATGACCCTGCGTTTTAGAGAGAACTTCTTCTGAACCAGCAAAGGCCAAGAGGTCAATCACGAATTGTCTTTCTCTGTCGCCTATCTGGATCAGTCGCACTTTGCGGTGATAGAAGTCAACAACTACGTTCGTCTCAGTATCGAGGCCGCATTGTGGCTCTTCCTCTTCTGAGAGCTTTTTCTGCACCCACAGGTCCAGTTCTTTCAGACCCTCTTCGTCCCGGATCACCGTGATGTTCAACGGAGGCTTCAATTCCGAGAGAACTATGAGTGGCAGATTTTGAATATCTTCAGCCATCGTTTCTACTTTCCTTTTAAGAAGTTTTCAACAGTGAGCTTAGAGCCTCGTGCCCATACCTGTTGCTTATGCTGACCGTCGTTGATCGTGAGTATGTGTTTGAGGAGCTTTTCAATCTCCTGCTTGCAGAAAGCCTTCTGCGCCGCTAAGAGAGCTTTGTCTTCAGGCTTAGCTATTCGATAGTTGAAGTCGATCTGCTTGTATTTGTCCCTAAAGACTCGTGCTTGGGAAAAAAGGTGCTGCCTGAGCTTGGAACGCTCGGGGTTTGTTAGTCTCATGCCTGTGGTAACCAGCCTATTTGGGAATAGATATATATGCCCGGAGGTCTTGATTCTAGGATACACCCGTTTTTCGAAAAGTCAAGTTTTTTCTTCTAAATTTCTGAAAATAAACAAGTTAGATGCCACCAAAATCTCTACCATTTTTCATAATCCGTTAAATTCCGCGAGAGTCCGTCACCGGGGATTCTTTTAGAATCAACAACTTACGTATAAAAACTGGGGCTGTTATCCGCGAGAGTCCGTTGAAATCCGGGTATCCGATACGTTCAACGTATCGCATCCCCTCTTTTTTCAGTCCGTTACACGCCACTTATCCGATGTTTACTCCTAGGGTACTTGTAATTCTGAAAATCTGTGGTACTATAGAAGTACGGTAAGATTTAGCTAAACTATGGGGGTGGACCCGAATCCATCCCCTTTTCCTTTCGGGAGGAGCCAATGACAAGAGAAGAGCGAACAGCGAAGGCGATAGCGGAGTACGAAGCAAAAAAGATTCGATGGGCGAAAGAGTATAAGAGGCCAGAGAGCCGCCTAAAGAACGTAGCCAAAGAAATAGAAGTGTCCGAGACAATAAAGCGGGACATGCTGAGCCGGGACAAAAGGAAATCCAAATATTGCGGCGTACGCTGTGTGTATGGGCTTGTAGACGCGACCAAGAAAGAACTGTTCTACGTAGGCACCACCAAAAACCTAGCAAGAAGATTGGCAAAACACAGACGAGTTAGAAGGTGTTACCCAGAGGTAGTAATCCTACAGTTGAACCCAGATAAACAGAGCGTGGCAGACTGGCCATGGATAGACTTCTTCAAAGAAAAAGGAATAGAACTCCAACAAGTCACACTCGAAGAGTTAACTAAGCGCTCCGCTTTGGCTAGAAAAGGCAAACCGCGTCGAGCATATAAAAGAAAACCATTTTTACCGTAAGACATCTTCATAAGCAGCGCAGGGGCCTCCGAAGGTTTACTCCTTTCCTTTCCTCCTTCGTTTGTCGAGGCCCCTGCTGAGATTTTCATGCTGTGCTGCTAGGTGAAACTTCTAGCGCTGCTCTGGACCCGGAGCTTAACAGGGCAAAGTTTACCCCTCCAGCGAGCGCATCGCTGGATTTGAACACTCGACCCGTACAGAATATCACCTTAGAACGTAGGCGAGGGGATTCCTGAGTGTTCTATCAAGTTTGTGCCAATAGAATTCGAAGTGACGAAAACAAGCGGTCTTCGTTTGAGGCACAAAACGTCTTCGCATACATGATCTGGTGCGAAATAGCCGTCCCGGCTTTAATTTCGGGCGACGGCGCGGGAGAGTATAAACCGCAGATGCTCTGGACGCAGAGACAGCCTCTGGTAATTGTTTCCGATCCCAACCTTCATGCATAGGCACTGGCTCGGGCTTTTACTTCTGGCGCTACACGGCTGGTTTCGAAGCGTGGATAAAAAATTGAGAAACAGCCTGTGACCCGGAGGCTTAATAACGTGGAAGTTCTCAGTAGCGCTAAAATGGGAACACCGGGAAAATTTCTTCCCCGAGAACTTTTGTTTCTCGGGCCTCGTGCCTTCCGGGGCGCGAGCCATAAGCTAAAACCCAAGGCTCCGCTTTCACAGCGGGGCCTTTTTATTCCCCAGAGATGGGAAGCTTCATATCTCCCTTCATATTGCTCGAAAGCGTATGCGGTGAGCTATGGAGTCGTGTGTCATGAAAGTTCCAAAGTCCCGGACAGGACAGTTTGCATTTTTCTTTCTGATGGAGTTCATTTCGTTCTTCATCATTTGTGCCAGCACTCGCGCACAGGCCAAAGGCTCGTATGCGTGGACTGGAGTAACCTCCATATTGTTTTCCCTCCAAGCCTTTTTACTTGCGAAGATGATGGTAGAAGACGCGAGTGCCCGAACGTGGTGGGCAGGAGCAGGCTCAATCGTAGGAGGTTGCGTAGGAGATTTGGCCTCAGTCTGGGCAACGATGCATTTGTTTTAAAAAGGGAGACTCAGAATGTCTGTAGAGACAGAAATCGAAAAAGTAGAAACCGAAGTCAAAGAAGAAACAGCGAAGATTGTTAACGAAGTCAAAGCCGCAGTGAAGGAAACTTTTGTACGGCTGACTGCCGAAGAGAAGCTGGCTTTGCGCGAGTTGGAAGTTTCATTCCTGAAAGCGCAGGCGCAGTACACTCAGCTTGAGAAGCATCTCAAGGAAATCAGTACCACATTCCAGTCCAAGGTTGACGAGTACACCAAAAAGTATTTCATCGACAAGGCGGAATACGTGTTCGACGGAGTTGCATTAGAGTTCCGGAAGATCACACAGGACATCAAGAAAGAACTATAATTTAGCAGCAGGCCAAGGGTAAAAATACCTTTGGCCTTTTTGCGTGTTTGTTGGAGCAGTGATGGAAGAGACTCAGGGAACGCCGGAAACACCGGAAAAAAGGAAAGAGCCGACTGCGATTGTCGTGCGTAACGGAAGCACATTCACTACGCGGCTCAAAGATGAGCACGGACGATTCATCAGCCGAAAGAAGAATAAGTTCACCGACGCGAAAGAACTAAAGAAGGCCATGCACAAGGTTTTCACGTCAGCCGAAGCCGACGTACACGGAAACCTTATCAAAGGCGGGAAAGCCAAGTGGCAGAAAGTTCTAGAAGCGCTGATCGACACAGCAAGCTACGTTGGAGACGAAGTCGCGCTAGAAGACGGAACGACTAAGGTCGTCAAAGACCCGAAGCTTGCAATGGCGCAGGTACAAGCCGCGAAGCTGCTGATCCAGCAGTTCATCGGCAAAGAGCCTGTTGCTCCTGAAGAAATTGACGCAATGAAGACGGCAGGCATTAAAGTCGTCGTAGTTCAGGCCCCAGAGTTGATGAACAAGGAAAGCCAACCGGAACGAAAAGAGCACCCTACAGTTCCTTCCTTCTTAGAGGCCGAGGTAATACAACAGAATTAAGCGAGGCAAAACTCAGTGCCCAGAAAAGAAAAGACAAAACCGGAAGAGCGTCCAGCGTATATAACGGAAGATGGAACTCTTGATCTTGGGCGCGTGTTTAAGTTCCAACCAAAGCAGACCGAGCTTTTGCGTACAGTCATACGCAATGGCGGAACATACATACAGCCAGCCGCAACCCAGTGTTTGAGCGTCGGAGGAATCCGAGGCGGCAAAACTTTGGGATGGTTGATGTATGCTGTTATGCACTATTGCTTGGCGTACAAGCAGTGCGACGTTTTGGTGCTGCGAAGAACCTTCAAAGAATTGGAAGCAGGCGCAATCACTGATGCGACCAACGGGAAATTCATTCCCAAAGAACTGTATGAGTACGACAGAACCAGACACGTACTCACGTTCTTCAACGGCTCGCGCATCATATTCGGACACTGCGAACATAACAAAGAACGTGACCTTGCACAATATTTAGGACAAGCGTACCCATTCATTATCGTTGACGAATGTGGACAGTTTTCCCCAGACGCGTGGATGCGACTGCTGACTCGAAACACCGTCAACGCAGGTTGCGAACCGGATAAATTTGGAAACTTACCTGTGCCCTGTATGGTCGGGTGCACGAACCCAATCGGCCCTTTCTATGAATACTACAGAACAGTGTTCGTACAGAAGGAGCCTTGGAACAAACCGGAGAACGCACGCAAGGACGAGACAAACGGAACATGGTGGGTAGAAGAGAACGGGATTTGGCGACTCATTTACAACCCCGAAGATTACGCGCATCAGCGTACTACGGTTCTCGATAACCCCGAACTTCTGGCGCGTGACCCTGCAATTCTTCCTCGTCTCAACAGCTTGCCAAAAGCCAAGCGAGACAAAGAACTGCTTGGACTGGACGGCAAGTTCGAAGGACAGTACTTCGATTGCTGGTCCGAAGACGCACACGTTATTAACCTCAGAGAAGACCCAGAAGCAATTATCTGGCAGGAATGGCAACCAGTGTGGGCAGGACAAGACTGGGGCATGGGACACGCCAACGCGATTTACCTTTTTACCAAAGCCCTTGTCCGATATGCTGACACCGAAGACTATCGCCTAAAGACGGTGTGCTTCAAAGAGATTGTCACTACCGGAGGCAAGACGCACAAAGAGATTGCGTCTCTCTTGGCAGCACGAGCGAAGCTGCCGAATGGTAAGCAAGTGAAGATAAAGTCCATTTTCTTCTCTCACGAAAAGTTTAACCGACAGGTTTCAGAGCATACGCCTGCCGATGAGTACTCAAGGGAACTAAAAGCGTTGGGGCTACCAGCCGTAACGCGTGGCACACAGGATCGTATAGGTTCTGCCTCCCTGATGTACAATATGCTCAAGAACGGCGAGCTAGTAGTCACTGACGATTGCCGAGAAATTATCTTGGCGATTCCGTCGTTGATGCGTGATCCAGACAATCTCGACGATGTACTCAAAGTCGATGTTAAAGGTGACGACTGTTACGACGGTTTTCGACTTGGTCTATACGGTCAGTTGGGCGCACGCAAGAAGCCCCAAGAAAAGACCATCGAGGAGCACGCACGAACACTCGGACCTTTGGAGCGTCACTTCTATTTGATGAAGATGAACGCAGAAAGATCAAAACGGCACGAAATCTTTAAACCATCCGAACAACCTGTTTGGGTGTCAAAAAGCAAAATGATGGGTGCACAATGAGCGGAACAGACATCAGACGTTTCTTTGAAGAACTATTTCAATCGAGGCTAGTACGGCAACTCACAGAAGACGTGCTGTTTGCCCGAGCGGAGACAGAAAGAGTTCGGCAGGAAAAAGATCAGGTCATAGCAGAGCTAAGGCAAGAGAAGCAGCAACTGTACGCTAAGCTGGCCGCGCACGAGGCGAGAGTAGGAATCAAACCTGCGAACGCTGTTCCGGCAAAGCCAAACTTTGCAGAGATGATGTCTCTCCCCATGCCTAAAACTTCGTGGCAACTTCTCGTAGAAAAGCACGACCAAGAGAACGAGCGGCTGAATCGAGAAGAAGCAGAAGCGTCATCCCAAACGGAGCAAGCGAATGGATAAGAATAAAAAGGTTACAGGGTTTCAGGTTGATTTCTCAGAAGTAGACGGCAAGCCGGGGTACACTGGGCAGATTTACATGAAACCGAAGAAAGCTTCTCTTTCGAAGCGTGCTGGTTGGATTCCCGGCGACTATTGTGAGCCTGAGAGATTCACAGCTACGAGCCTAGAAAAGTTGATCGCCAAGATTCGAGAAGTGTGCAAGGATTGCAAGTAAGGAGACAGGATTATGGCATTTGGCACAAAAGACGGAAAGCGTTCGTTCGGGTCTGCGTATCGCGCAAAGAAATATGACGATATGCACAGCGAAGATAACGCCGAAAAAGACCAACGACACGAAGAGCAGGAATCTCCTGAATTCGAAGCTGGCGAACAAGAAGGCAAAGTAGAAGCCGACCACGAAAACGAGCACGAAGAGGAACCCAAAGACGCGCACGCGGTAGTAGCGGAGCACGGCAAGGCACACTCTGTTCACGTTCATCACGACCACAAGAACGGAAAACACAAAGTCGTATCTCATCACGAAGACGGCCACATGCACGAATCCGAGCACGGTAGCGCAGGAGAGGCACACAATCACGCAGCCGAACTTGGCGCAGCAGAAGATTCTGGAATGGAAGCAGAGCACACACCAGCAGCACCAGCCGCTGGAGGTGGAGCAGACGACCTAGCCGGGATGTTGGGATAAAGGAGAAAGTAGATGGCAGCGTTCGACCTAAAAGGAACAGTAGTAAACGTAGGAGCAAGAGTTAGTGTCATCGGGGTTATCACTGTGGTTGGATCAGGTTCTAATCCTACAGTAACAGTTCAACCTCCTTTGTCTGCCTCTACTTTTTCAACAACTGCACAGGACATTCGCACTACCGAGGGCACTGCTCCCGGAGGTGCACTAGGAAATGCGGTGACAGTCGGCAACGACTGCACTGCCACAGGAAGAGTGACGGCTGTTTCTGGAAGCGGAAACACGGCCACTCTCACCGTTCAACTTTCAGTAAGCGGCAACTCTATCAGCGTTCCATCGGGGGCCTGCTACACTGACGGGGAGTAATTATGCCCTTTCAAAGCAAAGCTCAGCAACGATTCGCGTATGCTAACCCAGACAAGTTTGGCGGAAAAGAAGGGCTGAAAGAATGGTCCTCAGCGACAGACTTCAATAGCCTTCCAGAGAAGAAGAAAAAGTCTACTGGGTTCGGTAGAAAGAAGAAAAGCGATGGGTAAAACGGCTCTGGTGAGAATCAAGAAGGAACCGAAGACAGGGTACGTTGATCACAAGCCGGGGCGCGAGCACTGCTTCAACTGCGAACATTTCGTACGCGCAGAGAGCGGGTGCAATGGCCCCAAGATGAAAGAGCTTAGTGAGCGTCCTAAACTTGCGAACGGAGATGTAAAGGTTCACCCGATTGCTTGGTGCAGGTTCTGGGAGGAAAAGTAATGAACGGTTTCGGTAGAAAAAAGAACACCTCCGAGGCAGGAGAGCAGATGCCGGATGTGCAATCTGTGTATGCCAAGGCTGCTGGGCTGGCCCCAATAGGGGAGCCAGAGAGTAAGCCGAAGAAAAAGAAAACGCGCCTCGATCCGGGTGGGCAACTATATCGCGGAGAAGAGAGGATGGCATGATAGGACTAGGACACAAGGCACATGCCAAGAAAAAGACGCAGCATGTAGACTTGGGTGAAAAAGGTGGATTCACCGTTCACAAAGGAAAGCTCCACAAAGCTCTGGGCATTCCCGAAGACGAGACAATTCCGGCAAGCAAGCTGGAGTCGAAGCCGGGAGATTCCTCAGAAATGAAGCACATGAAAGCCAGCGCAAAAGGCTTGAAAGCAATGAAGAAGTAAACTCAGAAAGGGCGGGAGATGGCAGATTCAGTTATCGACGGCACACCATCCGGAGCAGTAGGAGATGGTTCGGCCAACAGCTTAACCGAGAGTCCCAATGATTCTCCTTTAGGGGTGTATTCTCCATTCCCATACAGCCCTGAGCCGTTTGCAGAGTTAAGCGCAGAAGCAAGAAACGCTCTTCTTCAACTCGACGATATTGCTTCCAAAGCAGACATTGCAGCACGCTACATGGAAATTGAACAAGCGTGGGAAGCCTGTCACTTCGAGCGTGGATACCAGCATTTGCTGCGAGGGCGAAAAGGTGGATGGCAGCTACCCGGAGCAGACACAGGGTACGGAGCTAAGGACCAGCAGAATCACAACACGATCTACGACACGAACGTGTACGGTCCAAAAGGCGACATCATTGTTTCTGCTTTGTCACGAGAGGTACCTAAGGTAGAATTTTTTCCTGCCAATCCAGAGTACGCTCCTGATGTCGTGGCTTCAGAAGAAGCAAACAATTTTAAAAAGATTTGGGCACGAAACAACAATCTGCACCAGATCGTAGCCGACTGTGCTAGAATCTTCTGGAATGAAGATCGAGTACTTCTGTGGACGCGCTTTGAACTCGACGGACAGAAGTATGGGTTTGAGGAAGAAGAAATAGAGGACGTACCTGTTGTACCGGAAGACCTCCTAACACCTCCTGACCAAATACCCA